CCTAAATTTATAAATGCTTACGAAAATTACGCACCGCCGCCCGTAATTAAAGTGTTTGTTGTTCTGCCTACAGCAGTACCTACTCCTGTTCCTTGTGGAGTCTGGATAGCATTGTCGTATCTTAATGCTAACGTTACAGTCACAGGTTCACTTGTTTGATATGCTAATTGATTGTAGTTTGCTGATTCAATGTAGCAACCATACAGTTCAAATGTTTCTAAAACATTTACTGTGTTGGCACCATTTGCACCGTCTGTAATTTCTATTCTTGTTACGAATTTGTAATCTGAACCTGAAGCCGCCGCACTCATTTCAAAGAAGTCAAATTGTTTCTGTAATTGTTCACCAACAAGTTTTTGCACGTTGTTGCTGACATCTTCTCTTAATGTTAGTGTAACAGTTTCCCATGTGTGTTTACCTGCTAGATATACTTTAGAGTTATAAACATCAATAGTAGTTGTTTCGAAACTTAAATTAGGTCTTGTAATATCTACAACTTGTTTTGTAAGTTCAGTAGTCGGTGTAGATACACCAAAGTTTTCTAGTGATACTCTAAAACGATACTGTAACTTTGGCATTAACAGACCTTGGTTAGAAGCAGATTGGTTACTGTCTAAAGGTACTGTAATTTTTGATAGTGTAGATATACTCATTTGTTTCTCCTATAATATTTATCTATTATAATCCTGCTATTTCGCCAGTGTTTTTCAATCTTAATGGTACATAGATGAACTCTACTGCTTTGACTGGTTCAATAGCAATATCCAAGTACAATTCGTTTCTGTCTATTCTAGTAGGTGTGTTGTTTGATTCGTCACACACAACTAGGAAGTCAAAAATCGCTCTGTTACCAACTAGTTCAAGTAATAAACTTTCTGCTTGAGCTTTGATTTCATCTCTTGTTATTTTGTCATTTGGTTCAAAAACATAAGGTCTTGCTAATTTGTTTAACTGACTTCTCATGTAAATTACTAATCTAGCAACATTAATTCTGTCTAATGCAGAACTTCCAGCAAATCTTGTTTTTTGTCCGTAGTTGACTAAACCAGCACCTGTTATGAAAGTGATTGGGTTAACATTGTTTGAATACAATGTGTCTCTTTGACCTTCATTTAATGCTGTTGAAACAAATTCGCCTTCGTTATTAATGTAACCTGTTGAAGAAGCATTTGTAATTCCACCACGTCTTGTACCTGCTGGTGCAAACCATGGGAAAGAAACTTGATCGCTTAAAGCAATTGTTCTTAACATCATGTGTGATGCTGGAACAACAACATTGTTACCAAAGTTATCACTTGTAAATCCTGATGGATAAAACACACCAAGATATTCATCTGTGCTAACTAAACCGTTGTCGTTGTCTTCTACTGCTAGGTTAACGTTTGTTGCCCAATTTTGTAAACTTGTTGCATCTGGAGTTAATCTCATTGGTGAGTCACCAACTATAAATGCTGACAAGCCTCTGTCATTGTTTAATGCAATCATTTCACCAATCAATTCTGGATATCCTGGTGTTGCCATTATGTTAAACAATTTAGATTCATCATCTCTGATTTCTTGATTAGAGTTTAACGTTGCTTGTAATGATTGTACAATTACTTTACGTTGTGCTTTTCTACCAAATGAACCTGAACCATCTGCTTGGTTAGCCGATTCAGTTGTCCATCTGTGTGGATAATAAGCCGCCATTGAACTGCCGCTGTCTGTTCCTCTTGTATTGTTTGCTGTAACATCAACATAATTTCTAGTAAATTTCTTAACATTGAAACCTGAACGTCTTGTATTCCATAACAACATACCTTTTGGATATAATGCTGGATCTGGAGCATCAGTGTCTAAGAAGTCACTTGCTAATAATTCTGCAATAGTGCCTGCTGGTGCAACTGTTGCCGTACCACCTGTTGTACCAAATCTTGCATCAGCAAATAAAATTCCATTCTCTGTTGTTTGATCAGTTGAGTCAACTAGTACCCATTTTAAAGAACTTGCATTCCATTTGTAAATTGTTGGATAGTTTTCTAAGTCTGCTGTTGAAATCCATAAGTCGCCTTCAACAAGTGCTGTTGTATCTGATTGTGTAGTTGGAGCAGTTGATTTAACTTGTGGACCTGCTGGATCTGAACTTGCTACTGCTGAGTAACCTTTCCAGTCTGTACCGTTGTGATACATAATGTCTACTTCATCAACAATTGAACTGTACCATAATTGTCCGTCTGCCGCAGTTGTTGTAACTGCTGTGTCACTTGCTGTGTAAGTTAAAACTTTCCAGTTACTTGCTCTAGAACCACCTGCTGTTAGATATAAGTTGGCTGTTCCTGCTTTTGTTGTGTAATTGTAGTTTGTGAATCCTGCTTCTTCCAAAGTATTATTTGTGTCAACAATGTCAAATTCTCCGCCATCGTTGTGTTCAATTGAAACTCTGTTTGACGCATCAACACTTGCTACAATGTTTGTAAAACCTGAACCATTAATAGCACCTGCTATTAAATCACTGTCAGTTGCCGCTCCTGTTGGAGTTACACTGACTGTTACTGCTGAGTTCATTGCTTCTTGTCCAACAATTGATTCAGCAATAGTAAATGATTTGCTACCTGCTGTGATACCCGTTGTAATTGCTGTACCTGTAATTTTTGTTGAACCTGTAGATTCTCTTCTTAAAATTGTTTGCTCTAATGCATTTGTTCCATTATCATGGTCAATGTATAAACTGCCTACAGCAAGATTTAATCCGCCGCCTGCTCTATCTAAATTGTATATTGCTTTTTCGGCTGTTTCATAAATTGGTGCTGTTACTTCTTCCCATAACTTTGTTGTACCGTTGAATTTTTTAACTGACCATTTCGCACCTGAATTAGGTGTTGTTGTTTTCACCCATAAAGAACCTGTTGGTCTTGATTGTGCGTCAGCAGTTTTGTATGCTGGTACTGAAGTGTGTGGAGCAGTTTGTAATGCTGGAACGTAATATGTTCCTGGTGCAATACCTAAACCTATTGCTATGTCTAATGTACCGTTAGCAAGAATAATGTCAGCGTCATTAGAACCATCATAATGAATTGCTAATACTCCGCCTACTGCTCTTGCTGTTAAACCTGAAACACCTGCACCTGCAATATCTGCCGCAACTTGCGTTACTGTTGTACCTGATGTTGTGATTGTAGTAGCACCACCGTTTATAGTGATTGTGAAATTTGTTCCTGAACCAATTACACCTGTGTAACCTGCTGTTGCTGTTGAACCTGTTACAGTTGGATTTGATCCAACCCAAGCCGCTGTGCCAACACCTACCCAGTTACCATCGTATTTTTTGTAAAACATTTCGTTGGCATCTGTTGTTGCCACGATTGCATAATCACCTGCTTGTCCAAATGAAGTTTTTGGAACACCTGCACTTAAAAGTGTTGCACTTGTAATTACGTGAGGTACTTTGTTTGTAAATGATTGTCCACCTGTTGTTGTTGCACTTGCACCATTCCATTCAAATATTCCAAATTTTGAAGATGCTGTGTCAAACCAATAAGTTCCTGATTCTGGATTTGCCGCTGGTGCTGTTGCTGTTGCTTCTAATTGACCCATGTCAACTCCTGCTCTAACAACGTATGCTCTGTTGGCAACACCTAAATAACTGTAAGCCGCTTGTAATCCGTATTCGTTTGTTTCACCACCATTGATAGGATTATTATTTGCATCAGTTTTAAATACTGGATCACCAAATGTTTCTGCTAATTCTCTTTGTGAAGTCATCAAGTATACTTTGCCTGCCGTAGCCGCTGTTGTACCTTGTGCTGTTCCTGTTCCTGAACTGTTTGTTTTGTCTTGTGCCGAAGCAACAAATATCATTGGGACTGTGCCCGGTTCTGCTGGTGTGTAGAAACTTTCGTCTATTACACTAACCTGTACTCCTGGTGAAACTAATGCCATTTTTTTTATCTCCTATTAAAGTGTAAAACTTTATTATTGCTAGTATTTATGACAATGTGCCAAATCAAGCCGTATTAACTGTAATAAAAAAGGGGTTGGAAAGGGTAGGTAAATACATTCGTATGAGACCGTTATGTGTTAAATGTAGTAAAAGACCTTGTGCTGTGAACTATAAAAAAGGCAATAAGACCTATTATAGAAAGCAGTGTGAGATGTGTTTGAAGTATGGAGGACCTAGTGGTTATCAACCCAAATGGTATATTGCTGGATATAGAACTAAAACAAAGTGTGATAAATGTGGACACACCAGCAAATATAAACAACAATTTAATGTGTTTCACGTGGACAGCAATCTTAATAATTGTAGATTTAACAATCTAAAAACAGTGTGTGCTAACTGCCAGAGATCTTTGCACCTTGAAGGAATCCGTTGGCAACAAGGCGATCTTGTACCTGATTTTTAAGTTCAGCAATAGTGCCATTGTTGGATAATTCTGTGTTGAAATCTGTGTTTGCCCACGCCCATTCTGAAGGATGCACATCTTTGGGTACTTTTCCGATGTCTTGATACATTCTAAACCATACAGGCAGTTGTCCTCTTTTTACCCACCATACTTCTCCATGTACCTCTTTAATCATTTTAGATTCATTTTCAAAACGCACATCAGGTATTACCCAGTTGATATTTGGATTGTCTAAAATTTTCTTTTTTGTTAAACTTACCCATATGCCATCATAGAATCCGTCACGCATACATTCTGTGCCAAACACTTGAAGCACGTATCTTGGTGTGATGTCTCTACCCATTTCTTTGCTCCAAAATTCATCTGACTTTTCACGCCATGCTCTGCTTTCATCTGTTTTACCATCCAGCAACTGTCTATCCCAATCAAACATTTCAGCCACACTGTCTTTTAATTTGTCAGCAAAAGATAACTTTTGAAAGTTGTGTTCTTTTACTAAAAAGTCAGCGATGGTATCTTTGCCTGAACCTATCAGTCCGCATATTCCTATAATCATAATTGTAATTGTGTTGTACCTACTCCTACCTTGCCTTTAACAAAAAAATTAAATGCTAAACTTAATCTATCTTTGTCTGCATCTTGCGGAGGTACTGTGTGTTCTAACCAAGATGGAAACATATACAGATCATTTTTTTTAGGCTTCATGCCGTAATAATCTACATTGTATTGGTTTTGATTTTTATTTCTAAAAGTTGGTTTAATTGTTTCGTGAAAAAGATTTGTGTAAAAATAAGGTTTGTTAAATATTATCGGAGCAGATGTGTCATCACTTTCAACATAATACACTCCACTAATCATTGCATTTGGGTGTGAATGTTGAACAATATGATCACCCTTTCCATTTTTGTTTACCCAACTTGTTGTTAATTCAAAATCTTGTTCAATATCTAATACATCGCTTACAAAATGATTCATTACTTTCAATATCTGTTGTCTAAGATTTTTTAATTGAGGTTGATTCAATACTTGCATTCCTGCATTTTTTGGTTCTTCATTTTCGGCGTCATATAAACCAACGCTTTGTGGAGGAAATTTTAAATTTTTTATCCAAGATTCTTCCATGGGATCTAAAGGATCCAGAACAGTTTTGTATAATGGTACTGAAAATAATGGAGTAACTTGATGTTTCATATAGTGTATATTACTATATGTTTAGTTGATTGTCAACTAAGATTTAACCAATTGCGAAGGAATATCCTTGACCACCACCAGTTTGTGTTTTGACTTCTATTTCGAGTCTTTCCATTTCTGCTATGGCTTCTTGTTTTAATGCATCACCATTTAGTGATGTTCCACCTTGTGGACCTGCTATTGTGTTGAATTTGCTTCTTGCTTCACCTAACATATATTTGCATTTGGCAAGTGTATAATCCTTTAACCATTTTTTTGCCAAATAATCTTTAAGCAATTCTGAATCTGGTCTGTAATTGTAACATTCTAGTAATACTTCTTCACCTTGTCTTGGTCTTTGAAGTATTGTTAAATTTTTGGTTGTTGTGTTCCATTTAAATTCTATGAAAGAACCAAACATTCTTCCTACTAATTCTTGATATTGAGCAAACATATTGTATGTTGCTACACCACCCATGTTAGAACTTGCTAATAGGTATGTGTTTGTGTATGCCATATTGAATGGTTCGAACAATGTACCACCATCTCCACCGCCTGATCTTGAACCTATTGATCTTCTAAAGATTTGTCTAACTTCTATCACCTCGTTTGGAAGTGTATAATCGTTTTGATCCTTCACTAAAGGCAGAAACATATAACTTTCTTCAACAGAATTATCAGATCTCTGGCGAAATCTGTCTAATGCGTCAGTTAATGCTGTTTCATAGTGTACAGGGTCTAATTCTACGTCTACCATACCGCCACCTAGGCTAGTGTGAACGTAGTCGAATACTTCTTGTTTTTGTGTGCTTAAATCACTCATACAGTTTTCCTTATACATATTTATCGTCCGATAAATATATGTATATGCCGAGATTAAGTCTTTATAAACCAGAAAAAGGGAACGACTACACATTCTTAGACAAAACAGTGGTGGAAATGTTCACTGTGGGCGGAACCGATGTATTTGTACACAAATACCTAGGACCTAAGAATACCGACGAAGCAGACGCTACTCCAACCCAGCCAAAATACGATGCTGTGAAAGAAACCAACATACAGGATATGTTGTTTCTTGAAAATAGAGATAGAAAATACAGTCAAGATGTGTACAGTTTAAGAGGCATATACAATGTGCAAGATATTGATTTTGATATGAGTCAATTTGGACTATTTTTACAGAATGACACATTGTTTATGACTATTCCAATCACCAGCAGTGTTAAAACTTTGGGCAGAAAAGTTATGCCAGGTGATGTATTTGAATTACCTCATTT